AGGTTGTTCATCAGATGAATCAACACAAATTCTCTGACCCCAACTCACCATCGTTTTTAGATACGGACAACTACAGAGTTAGATTTAAGTATGTAGGTCCGAGAGATAGTAAAAATAGACAATTCTGTGCTCAGATGTTGTCATTCAATAGAGTGTATAGACAAGAGGATATTGATGAGTTAACAGATTCAGTAGCCAATGAAGAGTTTGGGTTCTACAACATATTTTTATGGAGAGGTTCATTTAACTGCCGTCATACATGGGTTAGATTGATATACAAGAAAGAAGGTAAGATTATCAATTCAGGTTCTTCTCAAAGAGGTCTTGAATCAACAGAGGCTCAATCTTCTAATTTACAACCTGATACAAGAACACAGGCAACAATTGATTCAACAACACCTGAAAAACAATGGAAACCAGGAATGCCGAGAACAGGTCCGAACTTGTTTGCTGAAGGTAAGGGATTGGAAGACGCTTGTTGGGAAGGTTATGAGGCAATTGGATTAAAGGACGATGGTTCTCCTAATTGTGTTCCAATTAAGATGACAGAAGATGACTTCGCAGAATCAATTACTGACTATCCTGAGGGTGTTAAAACAGCGGCAAAGAAGGCTGTAGATTGGGCTGAGAAAAATGGATGGGGTTCTTGTGGAACTCAGGTGGGTAAAACAAGAGCATCGCAGTTAGCAAACGGTGAACCCATTTCAGTTGACACCTTAAAGCGCATGTATTCATATCTATCAAGACATAAGGCTGATTTGACAAGTTCAAAATCTTATGAAGATGGATGTGGTAAGTTAATGTATGATAGTTGGGGTGGTGAAGCAGGGTTGACATATGCCGAGAGAAAATTAAAACAATTGGAGAACATGAAAATGGTATTCTCTGTTGTTGATGAAGAAAAGAAAATCATTGTTGGAGCCGCTATGGTCCCACACAAAATGATTCACAGATATGATGATTTGGGGAACTTGTATTATGTGTTCTTCTCAAAAGAGTCAATCAAAAAGATGGCTGACAAATTCTTGAAGGAGAAGAGGACTGATGAAACTTCAATTGAACACAATGGATTGAAGTTGGGAAGTGATAAGGTTTACATAACTGAGTCATGGATAAGTGAAGACCCCATCTACGATAAATCACATAAGTACGGGTTTGAATTACCTGCTGGAACATGGTTTGTTTCCATGAAGGTTAATGACGACAAAGTATGGAAGTTAATAAAAGAAAAAGCCCTTACAGGCTATTCTGTGGAGGGACTATTCGCAGAAAAATCAGTTTTCTCAAAAGAAGACAAACAAATAAACCAAATAAAACAATTACTTAAATCAATTAAAGATTATGACAAGTAAAGACGCAATCAAAAAGATAATGAATATTCTTAATTTCACGAGTCAGAAGTTTTATGAGTCAAAAACCGAACAAGGTGTGGCTATGAAAATGGAAGATGAGTTGGAAGTAGGAAAGGTTCTTTATGTTGTAACTGATGAAGGTATGATTCCTGCCCCAAGTGGTATTCACAAAATGGAGGACGGTACAGAGATTGAAGTTGATGAAATGGGTTCTGTTTCAAAAATCAAAATGGGTGATTACACCTATGAGACCGAAGACGAAAAGTTAGAGGACAAAAAAGAAAAAGAAGACATCAAAGACGAAGCTATGGCTGAATCCAAAGAAATGGAAATTGAAATGGAGGACGGAGACATAAAACTTAAAGACGGCGGGGTTCTAAGAATGGGTAGTGACTCAATGGAATCTGGCGTTAAAGTTAAGAAAGTCGGTTATGACGGTACATTATCTGCAATCGCAGATGGTACCTATGAAACAGCGGGAGGCAAAGTATTAAACATTGTAGGTGGTCAAATTCAAGGAGTTCAATCAAAGAAGGCTGAAGAAGCTAGAGGTGGTAAATTCGTTGAAGCAAAAACTGCTGAAGGTGCAATCGTTGACTCTCCAACCTATGATGTAGGTGAACCAATTGAACTCGTAAAAGAGGACGGTGAAAAGGTACCTGCACCAGATGGTGAACATCAAGTGATGTTAAAAGATTCTGAAGGTAACGAAGTTAAAATCAGAGTTATGGTTAAGGACGGTAAGATTGTTGAAAGAGAAAATGTTGAAGAAAAGGCTGACGAATTTGCAGCTCTTGCTGAAGCATTCGCAACAACAATTAAGCGTTTGGAATCTAAACTTGATGAGATGGCTAGAAAGAACGAAGTTCTTGAGGCTAAATTTAAGAAGTTCTCTAATGAACCTGCTGGTCCAAGAGTAACTAAAAATGCAGTAATAAACAATGATACTTTCTCATTATCTCACTCAACAAAATTAGAGGGATTTAGAAAGTTAAGAGAGAGTATGTCTCGCTAATAAACAAAAAAAATAAAAAATAATAAGATGAAAAAAAATCTTTCAAAATTGAATTTCAGTTATGATTTAGGTGGTCTTTCTACATATGTTGACCAATTAAACTCTGACATCATTTCAGAAGCAGTATTGACACCAGTTACTATGGAGTATGTAAATGTAATCCCTGGTATTAAAGGTACTCAAAATGTTAACTTACTTTCTGAAACTATTTCTGTTCAAACAGGTACAACTTGTGGATGGAATGACGCTGGTACTGTAGATTTCACAGTAGCACCTGTGACTGTTCAGTCACTTAAAGTAAACCAATCATTGTGTTTACAAGAACTTAACACATTATGGTTAGGTCAATACCTTTCAAATGGTTCTTACAACGAACAAGCTCCGTTTGAACAAGCTATCATTGACTTACAAACTAAGCAAATCAAGAAGTATAACGAAAACCTTTTATGGCAAGCAGTAAGTGGTACAAACACTTTCTCTGGTTATAAAGAAATCTTCGCTAACACTGCTGGTGTTGTTAAGTTAACAGGTCAAACTGCTTTATGTTCTGTAACAGGTGCATCTGCAGTTGAGAAGGCTAACAATGTTTTAGCTCAAGTTGACAACTTAATCAACTCAATGTCTGCTGACATCTACGACAGAGATGATATTATCATCTTCATGTCTCAAACACAATTCAAGTGTTACTTAACTGCAGTTAGAAATGTTAACAACTTCTACATTGACAGTTCTGAAAATAAATTAGGTTCTGTTTATTCTATCTTCCACCCACAAACTAACTATAGAGTTGTAGGTGTACCAGGATTGAATGGTTCTAACTTAATCGTATTAGGTCCTCAGCAATACTTCTTAGTAGGTGTTGACTTAGCATCTGACGAAGATTCATTCAGAGCTTGGTGGTCTCAAGATTTCCAAGAGGTTAGAATTATGGCGGCGTGGAAATTGGGAACTGCCGTGGCTTTCCCTCAGTTCTTCGTAACTAACGGTTTATCATAATAAACCAAACATATTGGTGGGGGCGTAAAACCCCCCACCATTTAACAAATAAACGAAACTAATAAATAACATATAACATGGCTTGTAATTTAACAGCGGGAATACAACTTGGATGTAGAGACAACACAGGGGGTTTAGCTACTCTTTGGATTACTGATTACACAAATGTAACTAGTATCACTCAAAATTCAGGAGACACTATTACCGCAATATCAGGAACAGGAACATTTTATGAATTCCAATTGATTAGAACTTCATCTCAGTTAACTGAGACAGTAAACGCTTCATTAGAAAACGGTACTGTGTTCTATCAAGGAGAAGTTGTAACTTATTTCAACAAACTTGGTCAAGACAAGAGAAATATCTTAAAGACACTTGCTCAATCTCAAAGATTAGCAATTGTGGCTGAGGATAATAATGGTCAGTTCTTCTATTTAGGTCAAACTTACGGATGTTTCATCAGTGCTGGTACTTCAGTAACTGGTAAGGCTCTTGGGGATGCTAATGGATACAACATGACATTCCAATATCTTGAACCAAATCCAATGAATCAATTGTCTGGTTCTTTAGCATCTATTGCTACAGGAATCTCAGTTCAAGGATAATAAAAGTAATATTTAACATAGGGGGGTAATACCCCCTGTGTTATATTTTTTTGCATATGCTGATAATCAAAACCAA